AACAAGATATTCTGAAAGATATTATTGGAGTATCATTTGGTATCTGTGAAGCCCAGGAGTATTTGGTACTTTTAACAATGCATCCGAAGATTGGTGGTTTCTCACTAGCTTGGGGTGATAGGTTAAGAAAAGCGGTTGCAAAGAAGAAACCAAAAGAGTTCTTGCAATTACAAGAAGAGTTCTTTGTTAATGCGAAAGAGAAGAATTTATCAAAGAATTTAACGAACTATGTGTGGAATGTGCTTATTTGCACCCAGCGAGGGTATGGATTCAATAAAAGTCATACACTAGCCTACTCGATTATAGGTCTTCAAGAGCTGAATTTGTGTTATAAATACAGCCCGATTTACTGGCAGACAGCGAATTTAATTGTAGATTCTGGTGCAGTAGATGAAAATGCAGGTGATTCTACCAATTATGGAAAGATGGCTATAGCAATAGCGGCTGTTCAAAAAGAGAATGTTAAAGTAGAACTTCCACTTATCAACTCAGCAGACTTTGGTTTTAAAGCAGATGTTGAGAACAATCGTATCATTTTTGGATTAAAGGGTATCAATGGTATAGGCGATGATATTGTACAAGCAATTATTCAGAACAGACCATTTAATTCTATGGAAGATTTCGCTCGTAAAATGCTTGATACAAAGCTTATTACCAAGTCAAAAATGATTCAATTAATTAAAGCTGGTTGCTTTACAGAATTGCACTCATCAGATAGAAAAGAAACAATGCGTTGGTATTTAAAAAACTATGCTTTTACTCCAAGTGACAAAATTACAATGCAACAGTTCGCAAAAATGACAGAATTGGGTATTATTCCTGAATCATTAGATTTAGCAAAACGTATGGTTAATTTCAAAAAATATGTTTTAGATGATGAAGGATTGTATGAAAAGCATATAGATGAAGGAAAGAAAGTACCAAAAAGAGGATATCATGATGGTTATTATATTCTCGACAACAATTCTCAGCCTTTCTTCAAGGAACATTTCACAGAAGACTCAGTAGTTAAAATAAAAGGAGAATATTATATCGTATCAGAAAAATTGTTTACTAAAGAGGTTGATAAATATATTCAGCCATTAAAGGATTGGTTTGACAATACTGATACATTGAATCTCTATAATGAAGCTTTATTTAAAACTGTTTGGAATCAATATGCTGATGGTACATTACCTTCTTGGTCTATGCAAGCATTAAGTTACTATGATGGTGAGCATGAATTGGAGAATATTAATGAAGAACTATATGGCATAGTTAATTTCTTCGATTTACCAGAAGAACCAGAACCTTACGATTATTACACTCGCTATATTGATGGTTCACCAAAGAAAATGCCTAAATTTAAGATTTCAAGAATAGCAGGAACAGTTATCAATGCTGATAATTTGCATTGTATGGTTACACTTCTTACAAAGTATGGTGCAGTACATGTGAAGTTTAATAAAGGTCACTATGCATTTTATAATAAACAAATTTCAGCAAAGCTTGATCCGAATAGTGATAAGAAGACTGTACTTGAAAGAAGCTGGTTAAGTAGAGGTTCAAAGATTGTTGTGGCAGGAATCAGAAGGGATGATAGTTTCAGACCAATGATTTATAAAGACACAATTTACCAGCACACGGTAAATAAAGTTCAAGAGATACATTTAGATGGTACATTGTTACTTCAATCTGAAAGAACAAAAGTTGATTAAAAGGAAAGTGAGGATTAATGACATCAGAAAATAGAATAAAAATTATATGTAGTGTAGAGACAATACGATTTTATAAAAATGAATTTGGAATTGCTGTTGTCTCAGTAGATAAGGTCAAAGAGGGCAAACCTAAGACCGATAAATTCAATCAAATCATAATCAAAGGTACAATGCCACAGTTGGTTGAAGGTAATCCGTATGTATTAGTGGCAGATTATGTAGAAGATCCTAAATGGGGAGGACAATACAATATCATATCAATCTATAGTGCCATTACCTTTAATGAGAATGACAAAGTTGGACAGAAGAAATTTTTGTCCACTTTGTTCACGCCACTTCAGATTGAAAATATGTATGATGCATTGGATGATCCATTTGATTCTTTGAAGAATAACAAAGCAGAAGATTTGGTAAAGGTCAGAGGTTGTGGACTAGACACGGCTGCACGATGGATTGAAAGATTTAATAGAAATATCCATTTAGCAAAAATCTTCTCAGAGTTGGAACAGTATAACCTTACAAACAATATGGTGAATAGACTAATGGAACGATATAATTCACCTGATTTAGTTGTTGAAAAGGTTAAAAATAATCCATATATCTTATGTAACGAAGTAAAAGGAATCGGTTGGAAAACGGCAGATAAAATAGCACTTGATAGTGGAATGGAAGAATTTTGTTCTCAACGTATTAGTGCTTTTATTTACAAATACCTTGAAGATTCTGGTCAGAATGGTTGTTCATGGATTACACCTGATGAGTTAATGGGGGCAATTATTGATGAACTTGGTGAAGATGTTCCTGATATGAATATTACAGAAGCAATTCATGATATGGGTGATGAGCTGTGGTGGAATGAAGATAAGACACAGATTGGTCTTAGAAAATTCTACAATATTGAAGATAAAATTGCCAAAGAATTAATCCGATTAAGAGATGCAAAATCAGAGATTACATATGGCGATTGGGAAGATACAATCAAGCATGTCGAGCATAAGAATGGTTGGCAGTTTACAGAAGAACAGCGAATGGGTGTAAAAGAAGCACTTGAAAACAATGTAGTTGTTATTCATGGTGAAGCTGGAACAGGTAAGAGTTCATCCGTGTCTGCTTTTCTTGAAGCGTTAAAAGATTATGTATATGTACAGTGTGCTTTATCTGGTCGTGCAAGTTCTCGAATGGCTGAAATCACAGGAGAAGAAGGATATACAATTCATAGATTGCTTAAATATCCTTGTACTGATGATGGGGGCAAGAATGGTTTTACATATCATGATGAAAATCCATTGGATGTTGACATTGTAATCGTAGATGAGATTTCAATGGTTGATGCCTATCTTTTCTATTATCTTTTAAGAGCAATCCCTTCAGGTGCAAAGCTTATCTGTCTTGGAGATATGGGACAGTTAGAGTCAATTGGGTGTGGCAACATTGCGTTTGATATGATCAATTCTCCTGAGATTCCTACGGTATATCTTAGTCAAGTACATAGACAAGCAGCAGCATCAGCCATTGTTACAGAAGCAAGGCGTATTCGTAAAGGAATACAGATTGTAGAAAAAGACTGGGTTGGCACAGAGACAAGAGGAGAATTGCAGGATTTATCATTAGATTGTTATTCAGATAAGAGTAATACTTTCTATAAAATAATGCAGAGATTTTCAGAAGCAATGAACACAGAGAACTTCAATGTTATGGAAACTCAGATACTTGTTCCCGTTAAAAAACAAGGTGATGCTTGCACTTATAACATCAATAATACGATTCAAGATTTATATAATCCAGAAGACGACAATAAAGAACAGATTGAGGTTGTATCACAGGGCAAAGTAACAATTCTTCGAGAAGGAGACAAAGTTATCAATACACAGAATACATACAAAACCAATCCACCTATCTTTAATGGTAATCTTGGTATTATTAAAAAGGTATTTCCAGAAGATAAAGCAGTGCTTATTTCATTTATGGGTATTGGAGAGGTATACGTAGAAGGTACACAAGTTAATAGTATTGAACTTGGTTATGCGATTACAGTCCACAAGTCTCAAGGTTCTCAGTTCGATCATGTTATTTTCGGCATTGATTTTTCATCATATTCCCTTTTAACAAGAGAATTATTATATACAGGAATTACAAGAGCAAAGAAAAAATGTGATTTGGTTGCTCAAACTGGTGCTTTGAGAATGGCTATCAGTAAAGAGGGCGTAAGTAAGAAACAGACTCACTTACAGCAGTGTTTGTATGATACAGCTCATCCAAAGTTAGTATTTTAAGAGAATAATGCAGTGGGAAGGAATTACATGGAATATAAAATAACAAAAATAACTCATTCAGGAACAAAGGGTGAAAGAGGTCAAGACAGAACCGATGGCAGATATCCGATGAGAATTGGAAGAACTGTAGAGCTAGATTTGGATAAAGTTAAACTTGGAAAACCAATGATTATAAATTATCTTAAAAATGCTGATGGTTCAGATTATAGCAATATGTGTTTGCGAACAAGTAGCGTTGTATCAATAATCAGTACAGCAAGTGCAGTATTCATTGAAACAATGAACAGTATTTTCATATTTAAGAAAATTGAGGTCTTGGAATGCCCATAAATAGGGCGTTTTAGAGACTCAAAAAGCCAAGGAAAGACGGATTTCCTGTTAGTCATTCATTGAAAAGAAAGGAGAGAATAAGTAAATGAAAATGCTTGTGTTTTATCGGTCAAGAGAATATACAAATGCAATTATATCTTCAACAAGGCATAAATTGCAAAATATGGATATGGCAAAAGGTCTTGACGTTGATTTTATTAATTTAGATAAAAGAAACTACATTAAGGTATTGGCTCAAATGGAAGAATTGCCACGCTTTGTATATATTTGGTATGACGAAGAAAAGGTTACAGATTATATCAATGAAACATACCCATCAATAGAAGTCTTACATTTTGATGTGGAAAATTCAGTCGAAAAACATAATAGTGGTTTTTATGGATATACAACAAAAGAATATAAGTTAGCAGATTTAATGCTTCAGAAATTTAAGGATAGTCTTGTAAAGAAAACAATGTATCAGGTTGATTCTTTATATAAAATTTCAAAAATGGACATGGATGATATGGATATAGCTTGTTCAAAATATCATTCATTTGAGACAAGGGAGGAAGCAAAGCAATATTGTATTGACTGTCTTAAAAAGGAAATTGATGCATTAGAAAATAGAATTGATATGTACCAAAGCAATATTAAGTCTTGCAAAGCTGATTTGAAAAAGAAAAATACACTATTAAAGAAATACGATATTAAAGCAAATTAAACGACAGTTTCTTGTGAAAATTAAGGAGGTAAAAATGAACAGAATAACTATTAATGGTAAAACAATCACATGTTCAGGAACTAATGTTGTCATCAACAATGGAAAGGTTATTGTAGATGGCAATATAGTTCAGGAATGCAATAGTGGTGATATTAAAGTCACCATCGAAGGAAATGTAAACAAAATTGATTGTGGTGGTTCAGTAGAAGTTCACGGCAATTCAGGAAGTATTGATTGCGGTGGCAGTTGTAAAGTCGGTGGAGATGTCAAAGGAGATATAGACGCAGGTGGTTCTGTAACTTGTGGTAACGTATCAGGTGACATAGATGCTGGTGGAAGTGTGAGATGTAGAAGATAAGGAGAATAATTTATGTATAACAAATTAACAGACAAACAGTATAACATTGCCATTGGTATTATTTTACTTTGGGGATTTTTAGTGAATACAATAATGTGTGTATTTTTTCAGGACACATTTTGCAACTTAAATCCAACAATGGTATTAATTGGCTACTTTGTAGTTGCATTAGCAGGTATTGGTATGAGTGAGTTTTCAGACAACCCAATTGTGAGTTTTATAGGATATAACTTAGTTATATTGCCAGTTGGTGTAGTTTTAAGTATTTGCTTAAAAGATTATTATATGTCTTCTATTGTACAAGCTTTTATTTTGACTACTCTGATTACCATTGTGCTTATTATTGTATCAAGTATTAAACCAGAAATATTTCTATCAATGGGAAAAACACTATTTATTTGTTTATCAGCAGTTATAGTAATTGAATTTATTATGATTTTATTTGGTAATGTACCTAAATGGTGGGATTGGGTTGTCGCATTGCTATTCTGTGGATATATTGGATATGATTGGGCAGAAGCACAAAATAATGCAAAAACTTTAGATAATGCTATAGATAGTGCAGTTGCTTTATATCTTGATATCATCAATTTGTTTTTAAGACTGTTGGGAAGCAGTAAAGATGATAATTAAAAGTAGCAAGAATCCATTATTCATTGCTACGATTTCTATACAATTTTTGATGCATTTCTTAGAGCAATTCGCTCATTGTTTCACAAGTAAAAAGAGAATAAATAATCAGGAGGTATATTACTTGCAGATAAGAATAATATCATTCAGTGATAATTATGAAGGGTATAAACTTAAAGGATATGCTGACATAGATAATATAAGTGAATTAATAAAAACACTTAATTATATGAAAGAAAATGACATACCAATAACAATCAATACGGAAGATATTGTTGATACAGATGGAGAAGATTACTACATAAATAGTTTTAATGTCGTATTCCCTAAAGTTGGTGGTGAAATTATTCCTCATATAGTTATCTATGTGGAAGAGGTGTAAAAATGAATAAGAAATTATTACTGATAATTATTATCATCTTGCTTATTTTAGGCATATTTATCAGCTTATGTATGAGTAAAATGATTTTCAATTTGATAATGAATTCCAGTATACCCAATTGGTTAAAGTGGATAATACTAAGAAGTTATTAAGGAAGTAGGTGAATACATGGAATGGAATGTATATTTTCATGACTTCAACAGAAATGAAATTATTACATACAACATATTTAGACATTATAGGTTTAATGAAGAGATTCAGAAATTAATTCATAGTAAAATTGATAAGATAGAATTCAAGGAAAAGCTAAGAAAAGAACTCATGTATTGGTTTTGGTCAAAATGTGAATATGAAATAGTTATATCACCTTGGGTTGGTAGAAATAAAGAAGAAGCTGAAGTTAAGATTGATATACATGATCAGGTAATGTTGAATTTTAATAGATTCTTTGATTACTGTTGGTCATTTAAGGAGAAATAATAATGAAATTTTTGATAGACGAAATGCCTTATTTTTCAAACGAATGTCCATTCTATGATGCAAGTATAGGTGGTATATGTAAATGTGATGGGTGTATATGTAATTATATGTCTTTACCAAGTCAAGAAAAAGGTGAACAAACAGAATGTAAATGGTTGATCCAAAAGGAGGAAGAAAAAGAATGAAATTTTCAAACACATCAGTAATGAACTTCGAGAATGCCTTTAGAGGACTTAGAAATCCAATGAATTCTTGGTCTAAAAGCGATAGTCATTATAGCTGTAGTGAAGAATTTTTCTGTAAAGGATGTACAGTAGATTCTCGCTGCGGTGAGTATAAAAGAAGTGATGATTATATTATTGGTAAAAATGATATGAAGCTCGCACAAACACTTATTAAAGCAGGAAATGAGCATAGAAAGTTTATGAGACAGATATTTATTTCAGTTGATATAACAGCTCCTATCTACTGGTGGAAGGAATTTGATACATATAAGGTAGGAACTACAGTTAATTCTACTTCCACAATGCATAAACTCGCCACAACACCAATTACATTAGAGTGTTTTGAGATTGATGATTATGATGATACATTAGTTACAACACTTCCTGATGGAGACGAAGAAGATCCTGGTAATTGGACAATGTATTCATCTGAAGAACCTAAATCAATCATTGATTGGATTGAATCTCTTAGACTCGCATATCTCGAAACAAAGGACAAGAGATACTGGAAGGAACTTATAAGATGGCTTCCTGAAAGTTGGTTACAGACAAGAACAGTTACTATGAATTATGAGAATGTCCGTAATATGTACTTCCAGCGTAAAAATCATAAACTTACAGAATGGTCGGAGTCATTCATTAAGTGGGTAGAATCGCTTCCATATGCAAAAGAATTAATTATGTATGAGGGTTAAAATTATGACATCTTTTTATATTATTTCAGGCGAAGAGTATGAAGAATACAAAGAGTTAAAAAAGAAAAATAAACCAATGAGAAAATTGCTTGGATACGATAAATGTTATTGTCCTATGTGTAATTATGTGGTTGATAATGCCGTTCCAAGACAGAATTATTGTGATAAATGTGGACAAAGATTATATAAGAGATGGTATAAGAAAAAATAGGAGGAGACAAGTGAATAAATTAGATATTGCAGCTAGAGTCAGAGAACTTAACAGAGCATCAGAAGCTTATTACAATACTGGGCAACCTATTATGAGCGATTATGAATTTGATAAAAAAATAGAAGAACTTAAACAATGGGAAGAAGAAATTGGCATTGTATTATCTAATAGTCCAACACACAATGTTGGAGCAACGGTATTAGATAATATAAAGGAAGTAACTCATAAAACACCGATGTTATCACTGGAAAAGTGTCATAGTGTAGAAGAAATTATTAAGTTTGCAAATAATCATAATCTTGTGGCTTCTATAAAACTGGACGGATTAACAGTGCGTCTTACTTATAAAGATGGTGATTTGGTTTTAGCAGAATCCAGAGGGAATGGTATAGTCGGATCTGATGTGACCGAACATGTTAAGCAATTCACTAATGTTCCGTTACATATTAATAAGGAAGGAACTTATGTGATAGATGGTGAAGCATTAATTAAGTCAGATGATTTTGCCGAAGTCAACAAGAACGGAGAATATAAGAATAGCCGTAACTTAGCAGCAGGGACATTATCAAGCCTTGATACATCGGTTGTCAAAGAGAGAAGACTGTCTTGGTATGCTTGGGAAGTGGTTGAAGGTGCAAAGGAAAATGATTCATTTACATTTTCACTTATGGAAGCAGAAGAATTAGGGTTAGATGTTGTTCCTAATGCTAATCTAGGATATTCGGAAATGGATATAGAAGAAGTTATTGAGTATTGTTTTGATAAAGCAAAAGAATATAATCTTCCTCAAGATGGCGTGGTATTTAAGTTTGATGATGTTGAATATGGAAAGTCTCTTGGAAATACAAGTCATCATTTCAGGAATGGTATTGCCTATAAAGTGTTTAATGATTCAGTAGAAACAATATTAAGAGATATTGAATGGAGTTGTGGTAAGACTGGAATTTTAACGCCTGTAGCAATTTTCGATACGGTAGACATTGATGGTAGTGAAGTAAGTCGTGCATCATTACATAATATTAGTATAATGGAAGAAATTATGGATAGTCCTTGGATTGGACAAAAAATAGGTGTTTATAAGGCAAATTTAATTATACCAGCAATAAGATGGGCAGAACAAGTAGACTATGATAATCAGAATAGTTCTAATAAACAATTTCTTGATATACCATCTGTTTGTCCGATATGTGGTCAACCTACAAAGATTATAAAAGAGAACGATTCAGAAGTTCTTTACTGTACTAACGAAGATTGTAAAGGACGATTACTTGGTCAACTTACTCACGCCGTATCAAAATCAGCTCTTAATATTTCGGGGCTTTCAGAATCTACTCTCGATAGATTAATCAAGTTTGGTTGGGTAACTTCTATTAAAGATATTTATCATTTATCGTCTTATAAAAATCACATGCAGATACTTGATGGTTTTGGTAAAAGGTCTATTGAAAAACTTCTTAACTCTATTGAAGAGTCTCGTAATACAAATTTGCAGCGTTTTCTTTATGCCTTATCAATTCCATTACTCGGAAAATCAGCAAGTAAAATGATAGCAGAAGCAGTTGATCGTGATTTCGATACTTTTATTGATGAAATGACGATGAAAGGTGCAGAATACTTTAAATATTTACCTGGTATTGGAGATGCATTAATAAATTCACTAAATACTTATTGGAAAAGTCACTACTCAGAAATAATTCAGTTAGCAAATGAATTTACTTTTGAAAAACCTAACTTAATCTTAAATGAAATCCCAAAAACATTACAAGGTAAAACATTTGTAGTAACTGGTTCTGTCAATCATTATAAAAATCGTGACGAATTGAAAGCCGATATAGTTACTCATGGTGGCACAGTTGTAGGTTCTGTAAGTTCTAAAACATCTTATCTTATTAATAATGATATAAATTCCACATCGTCTAAAAATCAGAAAGCAAAATCGCTTAATATCCCAATTATTTCAGAAGAAGATTTTTTAAAAATGATTCAGTAATCAGAGAATATTCTATTGAGAATCAATCTCACAATAAAAGAAAGCAGGTGATAAAGATAAGTAAGGTAAGAAGATTAGTAGCAGGATCGCTATTAACTGCTTCAGCTTTAACTTGTATAGTCCCCTTATGGGGACAAAATAATATACAAACTGCTAAAGCAGCACAGGAAGGTCAGTACATATATTCAAGAGTATTTACTGATTTAAAGAAGAATTTTGAAAAAGAA